GAGCATCCGCAAGACATAATTTATGTTTTCTACTTTGTTTGTGTGTTTGTGTCAAAAGTTATTTCACACATTTCATAATAAACATCTTCAATCAGTGTTCCCATTTCTTCTATAGCGTCTTCTTCCAAGTCTTGAAATCTAGCGTGAAGTAATTCGTGAGATAATACATTGATAAAGCTTCTGCCTGACCTTGGATTGATAAAAATTGTTCGTGTTTCGTAGTCGCAAATTCCATCGTTATCAACTCCATCAGTTTTTCCTGCGTGACCGAATTGTATTTTCCAAATTTTTCCGTTTATTTTCTTTTTGATTATCTTCTTTTTCATGGAATTTGTAGTATGGAATCATCCTTCCACCATTTTTTTTAACAAAAAACTTTCTTTCAGTTACGAATCCAAGTTTTTTCCCTTCTTTAATTCTCTCTTGAACGGATGATCTTCCTGTGTTCCAAGCTGACATTAAATCATCTGTGCAATACCAACCATTAGGAGCAGGTTCGTATCGTTTATTGAGACTATCTTGTATGACTTTTAAAAAATCGTTTGGTGTCATGGCAACCTCCAAGGTTGACCTTGCTCTCTACTTGTGATGTGGATGCAGGATTGTTTGAGTTCTTCGCAGTATTCTCCCCAAAGGAATGCTTGCGTCCATGCCAATGTAGCTCTGCGACACTTTGCGTAATCCATTCCAGATCGTTTTGTCAGTGTTCCAATGTTGTATCCCATGCCGCCAACAAGATTGCGTCCCGGCTGCATGGAAACCTTGTGAGAATGACCAAATACTACCTTCCTTCTTGTGCTATTGCAGAACGCTTCAGCAGTGTCTCTCGCGGCCATCTCGTTGAAAAGAACGCCATGCTGGAATCCAATATCGGCTAGGTCATACATCTGCCAAACACCATCCCACGGAAACAATGGTGCGCGTAGCTTCTTGCAACACTCTTCAATAGCCTCAACAATTTTGTAAGCAGCATGAGCAACAACCGCATTGTTGCTGTGTCGCAACCTCCATGCTCGATCTTCGTGATTTCCACAAAGAACAACATTTGCTCCAAGCATTTTTAGGTGCATTAGACCTGTATCAATGTCTGGAATCAATGGTTCTGCTTCGCTTGCACCTTTCGCTCCAGACATCAGACTGGTTAGGTCAACGAAGTCTCCAAGATGTATTGTCGTATGCGGCTTGAAGTCTTTTTTGAACCTCAAGACAGCATCAAGAGCTTCCTTGTCGCAGTATTTTGCATGACTGCATGAAACTGCTAACACTTTTTTCCATTTGTGTGCAATATTAGCCATATTTATTTATATCGATGCGATACTTGGATGAATGCGAATCAAATCTTTTACAAGTGTTTTTTTTCTAATTTTTTTCCATACACCATCTCCGCTTGTTGAATCTCTGTCACCTCGGCCATTGGTGTTTCCTTCCAAAGTCACAATTTCACTGCCTGTATCTTCAACGACAAATCCAACATGAGAGAAGTCAAATGTTACAATGTCGCCAAGTTGTGCCTTATGAGTATCATTATATATTTTAGTCGTATTTGGACGTTGTAATGCCCAAGATTTTAAACCATATGCAAGTGCTGTTTTTGGTCGCCATTCTTCTGGACTTCTGCGTTGAAGATTAAGCCAAATTACAACTTGTGGAATAGATACCCATTCACGAATGCACCAGTCAATATATGCTGCGCACCATGGCCAATTTCCGGGGTCTAATTCTGTTGCGGACTGATATTCGCGGATACGTGATCCACGATTATTTCCACCATCTTCCCTAACGCCAACTTCAGCGGAAGCTATGGCGATAAGTTTGTGAAGCATGGATTATTTTTTTTCTTTGCGGAATACATTGATTGCGCCAACAACCGCCATGCCAGCAGCCGCGATAGCGTTTGCTTGGTCTGGAACAAGCGTAATTCCAGCGGCGGATGCAACGAACACAAGTCCGCGCCATGTGGAGTTCTCTGCAAGTCGATCAAGGATGTAATTTACGATTTTCATTTATCTTTATATAGTTTAGGTTGCGGTATGATTGGATTGAACCAATCTATTTCTTGTTCTGGTGGGAGATACTTTACATTAACTGAAATTTTAACTTGTCCGTATTTTCCAATATCATTTCCAACTGGAGGAATAGGCACAGAAACGCAACTTGTGAGTGCAAGACATACAAACAACATTAATGCAATTTTATTTTTCATCAAGGCTTATTTTTTATTCCAATTACGAGCAAGAACAATAAGTGAACCAACTCCAACTACTATACCTACAATAAGAGACGCTATGCGCAACCATGCTTCTACTTCCGGTAAGAATGAAATCCCAACTGATGTTGCAGTTGCAATAACACCAGTTAATCCTGCGTTAAATGAGTTAGTTTCCATTATTCTGGTCTTTCTGGTAATTTTGATAAATCAATTTCGATTGCTAAAACTGCATAAGTGTTGGGTAAGGGTTGCCATGATGGATACAAATTTTTATCCCAATAAGTAATAAAATCCAACCATCCACCCTCTGTATTAATGATTGCGTATTGTTCGCTCATATTAAAAATAAGTTGTTACAACCACAATACCTTGCGAGCCATTGCCGCCTTTGCCAGATGCAAACCCACTACCGCCACCGCCACCACCGCCACCAGCACCATATAATCCTCCATTGCCTCCCGCCATCGCTGGGGCTGAAAAACTTGCTGTGCCTCCACCGCCACCAGAAGCATTCATCGGAGTATTGGTTGGCACATCAGGCCCATTCACGCCAGCACCGGGAGCAGTCGCTGATCCATTATATGAAGTTGCTAATCCTCCAGTTCCTCCAGTTCCTGCTGATACTGATCCCGCGGTTCCCCCACCTCCCCCACCACCGCCACCAGCACTCGTATTTCCTCCTGCATTTGTTCCTGCACCTGTTGCCGATCCGTTTGCTCCTGTTCCTCCAATAAACAATGCTCGTCCACCACCAGCACCAGCACTGCCTCCAGTGCCAGCAGTGCCTCCAGTTCCATTCCCCCCTCTATCAGCATAAACCCAAAGACCAAAATTAGACGGGCCTCCGGGCAATCCATTATTTCCAAGTCCAACAGATGTTACAGATGCACCACCCGCGCCACCCGCGCCAACAACTCCATTTTCTGAAGCTCCAAGTAATGCAGCGGATAATGTCATGAAACTTCTTGCTCCACCACCACCACCGCCACCACCAGATGCTGGAGATGCCGCAGCACTCATTTGTCCAGACCCACCGCCACCACCGCCACTAATAACAGCAACATGAACAGATTTTGCATTTGTAGGTTTGTTCCAAGTAAATGCTCCAGCGGTTGTAAAAACTTGAACATCGGCAGTAGAAATTCCGCCAGTCCCGGTTGCTCCAGTTGCGCCTGTTACAGAAATTCCAGTAGCTCCAGTTGCTCCATCAACACCAGCAGTTCCAGTTGCTCCTGTAGAACCTTGTGTTCCAATTCCAGTAGCTCCTGTGGCTCCAGTTGATCCGCTTGCGCCAATCCCTGTAGCACCTGTTGATCCATTGTTACCTGCGGTTCCAGTGGCTCCAGTGCTGCCCTGTCCGCCAACAGCTCCAGTAGAGCCAGTCGAACCTTGAACACCAACACCAGTAGCCCCTGTAGAGCCTTGGTTTCCTGCAATACCTGTTGAACCCGTAGAACCTTGTCCACCTGTAATTCCAGTAGCTCCTTGAACCCCTGTTGCACCAGATGACCCAATACCAGTAGCTCCAGTTGATCCTTGAATGCCAGTAGCCCCACTAGAACCTTGCACTCCAGTAATACCTGTAGCTCCAGTTGAACCTATCCCAGTAGCACCATTATTACCTGTTAATCCAGTTGCTCCAGTGGAACCTTGCATTCCAACGCCAGTAGCCCCGGTTGGCCCACCGCTGGGGCCAGTTGCTCCAGTAAGTCCTGTGGCTCCTGTTGATCCAGTTGATCCATTAATTCCAACACCAGCAGTTCCAGTTGCTCCAGCAACTCCTGTTGCGCCTTGAATACCAGTTGCTCCAGTAGCACCTCCACCTGTCGCGCCTGTCGCTCCATTTAATCCATTAACACCAGTTGCACCAGTTGCGCCTGTTGATCCCACATAAGGCCAATTACAATCGTTTTGTTGGCCCGGCAATTGATAAGGATTGCAAGGAGCGCATGACTGAGGCCCAGTTGTCCAGATTACTTTTGGAGTCATTGATTAATTAATTTGTTTCCACTGACGCTCAACTCGATCTTCAAACCATACCACAATAGGCTCCCATTCGCCATCTTCTGGTTTTTCTATTTTCACCACCTCTACAAGACGAGGGTCTTCCCATCCTTCTGGGACTGGATAAGGTCTAATCGTATCAATTCGTGGATTGCCTTCATCGTCAAGAACGACACTGGCAAGCTCTCTTGTTCCGTCTGGAAATATAAGTCCAAATGTTTTCATAAATTATGCTCCGTAAGCTACTTCAACAACATCAACACTTGCAACCCACCTCCATGTTTCAGATGCAATTCCTGTAACTTGAACACTTAAATAGTCGCTTGCGTCATTTGCTGTAATGCTAATTGATGTTAGTGATACTGTATCTATTCCAATTGTATTGACTGTTCCAACAAGCGTTGTAGTTGCAGCAACATTTTTAATTGAGAATTGACGAATATAACTTGCTGTTGCTGATCCATCGCTTTTGATTCCAGCAATGTTAATTGTTCCAGTAAGATATTTTCCAGATGGAATTCCAAGATATGTCGTAGCTCCATCCAGTGCCATTTCAACTGCGGTGTTTGTTGTCGTCTTGCAGCGAAGGACAAATCGGGCGCGTTGTGCGTCTCCTTGAGCTGCGAATTGTCCTGCTGAATGCGCTTGCATCGCATGACGATCTGCCAATGAATTTGCTCCAGAACTAAACGAGATTCTGGCAGATGCTCTTGTTATTTCTTGAATTGCAAAGGAAGAAACCCCTTGCGCGGAGCATTGGAGTCCAAAAGCTACACAACTATTGCTGCTTGCTATTGAACTATCACCCGATAATACACTTGCGCATATTCCTGACGCAGTTCCATTATACCCGCCTAACACTGCTGAAGAATTTCCAGACGCAGTATTTAGCGATCCACCTAATACAGAAGAATTTATTCCACTTGCAGTGTTTTGAGCACCGCCACTTACCACTGCATCAGCACCTGATGCAACTTGTGCTGCTGTGCTTCTGTTTCGTTGTAAGTCAACTGCCCTTGCCCCCCTTGCATTACCGCCAGTTGCCGTGCCATCCGGCTTCGGCCCTGCGATCATCGCCCCTGTGCCTTTCGGCGTGAGGACAAGCGCGGAGTTGGTTTGTCCAGAGTGCTGGTTAGTGATAGCAACATTCGCTTGAGTAGAAACAGTAGCATCATCAATATTTAGATCAGAATTTTGCAATGTTGCTCCACCAGTTCCGTCTGCTCGGAGGATAGCATTATCAACAGCACCAGTTGTAATTGTTGCTTGTTTGCTGTTAAAGGTAGTCCAATCCGTAGAAGTAAGAAATCCTTTAGTGCTTCCGCTTGCTGCCTGCCCATTAGTATAGTCAATGCTAACTACTCCGCTTGTTGCATCAAAATCAGATGCTGTAAATGCCGCCGCTCCTTTAGTTACTCCATCTGCTGCTGCGTTTGCAATACTGATTGCTGGAGTTGCGCCGCCAGATGATGCAATTGGCGAAGTTCCTGTAACAGACGTTACAGTCCCAGTTGCAGGAGTTGTCCATGTTGGAGTTCCCGCGCCAGCAGAAGTTAGAACTTGACCAGCAGTTCCAATAGGTGTTACACCTAATGCTGAAGTTGTAGAACCATAAGCTACTCCACCAGCAACAAATGCTGAAGATTGACCTGTGCCGCCTCGATTTGCAGCAACAGTATTTCCATTCCAAGTAGCTGAAGTAATAGATCCCGGATAATCAAATGTATTGGTTGACCATGAAACATTTGCTGGAGACTGATCGTGCCTATCCCAAGTTCCTGCTGCCGTTGCATTATCAAGCAAAACAACTGTGACATATCCACCAGATGGAATGGAAACAACAAGAGTATTGGAGTTATTATTTACCAGTATTGCACCAGAACTTTGATTGTTGTTAAAACTAAAAATTGTGCCTTTTGTGAGTGTAGTTGCATCTGGCAACTTAATTGTTTGTCCACCAGATCCAGTAACAAGAGAGACAGGAGCAGATGCAGCAGTTAAAACAACTTGAGTTCCAGATGCAGTAATTGTTGCAAGATTATTAAAGAACGCATTCGCTGAGATGTTATTGTTAGCGTCTTTTACAACTACTGTGCTATCAATTGCAATTGTTCCAGAGGTCGTAATAGTCCCGCCAGTAAGTCCTGTGCCTGCCGTAATGCTTGTGACCGTGCCGCCACCACCACTTCCGCCACCTGCAATATCAAGTTTACCTGTGAATGGATTAAATTTAAATGCCATATTAAGAAATTACTACGTTGACAAGATTAGCATCACTCACTGTTGGAGGCTGAACAGAATATGTCAATGTTAAAGTTGCAACAGTAGCTCCAGATTTTTTATACACAACAGTAGCAATATTGTTTGTGCTTCCATAATATGTCAAAGCAAGTTGATCGTATGTTGGAATTTGAAACCCTTTAAGACTTGCAATTCCTGTTGAAATTTCATTTGCACCATCCAAAACAAGATGGCGAAATTTTGCTGTGTCGAGAATAGAAGGAATATTCATAATAATATAAGCTGATGAAGTGGCAGGGTCGCGTTAATTGACCCTGCCACCGATACCAACCTACCTAATTACAGACCAGTTGCAGAGGTCGAGCAGGCAGTAGGAATTCCATCAAACGGGCAGCGTTTGGAAAGAACTGCACACACGTTCTGCGGACGAACTGGCTGAATTGCACGGGAAATTTGGTAGATGTGCTGACCAAAATCACCATACAAGTTACAATCGTTGTCGCGGAAATAAGTCCACTCAAGCTCACCCATAGCGAGTTGAGGAGCAAACTTAAATGTTCCCTCGCCAACATACTGTTCTGGAATGAGACGTTTGAATGCCTCACCAGCGATGACAAACATAACTTCGTATGGAGCAGAAACCCAAGCTGGGTTGCGGCGTTGAGCGAAGCCATTCGTAACAGCAGTGCTGACGATAGGATTAACCAAAACGAGGTTTCCAGAACCATCAAATCCAGTTGCGCGAAGTGGCTGTTGGTCAATACCAAAAGCAAACCCGCGATAGCCCATGAACTGATAGCCAGAAATGGACTCTTCACCAAGCTTGAAGCTACCAGCGGAGAGATAGAGAAGGTCTTCCTTAACGTCAGCGTCATTGCGGAAGTTCTCAATCTGATCTGCGGAAGCAAGAACTTGGAAGAACTCACCATCTTTTGATGCGAATGGCTCGGCAAGCATCTCTTCACGAAGGAAAGTTCCAATCTTGTAGAGAGTCTTGAAATTAACATTCGTATCTGGCAAGAATGTTGCAAATTTCGTGTTGATCTGCTGCATATCACCAGTAAGACTTTGCGTGAAAGACTTGGTGCTATTGACAACATACTTGATACCAGACTGGATCAAATATTGATAACGAATATCAGCATTGATAAGCTGGAGAATCGTTTTTTCAAGCGAAACTTGAGCTTGGAGGTAAGAACCTTTGAAGGCAGTGCGAGCTTGCTTAACGCAAACACGTGGGCCTGCACCACGAAGGGTCTGAAGCTGGAACTGATATTCAGTCGAGCCAACCTGATCGGGAGTAGCACCAATACCACAAAGGGTAGTGTCATTCACGAATGTAGGAGCAGCAAGCGAGGCGGCAGGAACTGCCATTTCCTCAACAACGCTACGGACAACATCCGATACATTAGGGAGAGTCCCGCCATCAATAGAATTGACATATGGGGATTTGCGAGCAAGCACACGGCCAATCTGACCGATGATGCGGTTTACGTCTTTGGAGGCGAAGTCTTGAATCGCGGCCAATGGAATACAATCGTTAGGCATAATTTTAGTTTTCTAAGTTTTAGTTTTGTTTGTGTTTGGGTTTTGTTCTGCTTGAACCTACCCGTTGTTTAGAAAACTTCGGGCGACATTCAAGTTGCTGGAATATCATTTTCGTTATGTCACGAAATTGATCATCCTGCTTTGATTCTTGTTTGTTCGCCCCGGCACGCTGGGCTTATTGTGCGGCCTGTATGTGGATTCTTTGACTTCCACGGAGTCACCATATACGGAATGGTTCGCCGAGATAAGTGACCTATGAGGGTTGAGAAAAATATCGTCAAATGATTTTTTTAAAAAAAGATTTTGACATATGAAAAAAAATAATTATTCTGCTTGCATCTTTCTTGAATTGGAACAGAATTCAATCGGACTACATTTCCTTGGTAACATAGGTGTAGATAACCCGTCTTGATACTGTTCCTATCAAGGCGGGTTTTTCCTTTTGTATGAAGCGTCAAAGCAGTTCCCAAAAGTAGCTCGCAACGGATGCTATATCTGTGAGCGAAATATGACAGAAATCATGGCAACTAATTCTTTGGGATAACTTGTCAAAAAAAGCGCAGGGAAAATATGATGTAACCATGCCAATTTTCCCGCTCAAATTTATTTGGGTAAACACGCTACTCCGAGTTCGGTAAACATTAAGATTAAAGTTTGAATGTTTGCACGGGGTAGGCGAAGGCGCTGCTAATGGGTGTTTGTTGAGTGTTGGCGCGACCCGATAAAGATAGCAGCGTAATGTCGAAAGCTAAACTGCCGATTCCTATACGGAAGGTATTTTACAAGACACTTACTCAATACAATGGGCGAAGTGTCTCTGCTGCCAACCTCAAGCCTTCCAGAAGGTATATTTACTAACGCTTCTGCAAAACAAATTCTATGAATGCTTCAACTCGATTTTCGTATGGATATGTTTGATCAACTGATGTTCCAATTTTGTAATTATAGTTTGTGTCAATCAAGTCGCAGTATATTAAATTGCAATCAAAGCTTGCTAACCATTCTGGCAAACAAACGTGAGTTGGAGCTGGAGAACCTTTTTGCCAAAGTGACCATGTTGACTTGTGATCTGGATTAAATCGACTCGGCCAAATCATGCCCTCGTAAAGTTCCCAAGACGGAATACAAACAACAGCATAACCTCCCTTGCGTAAAACTTTCAACCAAGAATTCAGAGCGGCTTTAGGATCGTGCATATGCTCCAAACATTGAGAAGCATGGATGTAGTCAAATGACTCTTTTGGGAAGTATTGATCAAGATGGTTTGCGTCTCCGTCTTCCATGTCAAACCTACGAACATTTGGAACATTGATTAAGTCATCTCCTGCTCCAATATCAATTCCTTCACCTTTGAATATCTTAGAAAAAAGTATTGATTTTTCCGAGTTAAACCGACGTTCCATTGCTTTGCTTGATTCTTTCATAATTGTTATTTAGATTAAACTAGATTTTATCTATTTTAGATTTTTTATGTTAATTATGTCTTGATACTTGTCTCTGTGAAAAATAATAGATTTTTCTCTAATCATTTCAACGTCTCTTGGGAATCTATGAGTTTCTACTTGTCCCATGTGATATAACCCGTAGCTGTGTTGTATTAACGGAGTCCTGTGTATTGTATGCGGAATTGATTTAATCATCCACCCATCCCATCCTTGCCCTTTAAAATTGCCATCAATGTGTTTGGGAATAAGCCAACGAGTGCTTGGCCCATAAACTCCAATTCCTCCAACCATGTCGTGCGGTGGATTTTCATCAGAAGAAATCATGAATTCTTTTCCAGAACAAAAATATTCTTTTTCTGCTTCTTTTAACCATCCTGCTTTTAAAGGAATCGCATCTGGTTCCAACCAAAAAAATGGTTCTCCAGCCATATAATCTGCCGCTTCTCTCAAGGCAAAATTGTTTCTATCTGGATATTCACTTGTTTCCTCACATGATGGAATAACAACAACGTCTGTTCCGTCTAGTTTTTTTATGTAATCAACAAGACGATCAACAACTTTAATTTGAGAATTTGCCTTGACAATTACAGCTTTCATTTAATGTCTGGAATCACAATATTATCATCAAATCCAAAAATTGCACCATTATATTTAATAATACTGTTAGGTGTTGGAGGAAATACTTCTTGTATCAATGGTTTCATTAGTGCCATAGCAATCCAACAGGCAGACGATTGATTCCCAACAAATAATGAACAAGCGTTGATTGCTCTAGCAACTTCAAGGCAGTCTGATGTCGAATAATAATCAACCTTACCTACATTTTTACAAAAATCTGCATATTCATATTCAGTTCCAATAAAAACTGCTTTTTTATGATATTTTTCATGTATTCTCTTCCAGTTAAATGCAGGGTTGTGATACCTTGGTGATCTATTGAAAACAATTTTGCCAAAAATATTGCTATCTTGATCAACTTTTATCCAAGGTTGCGTTATTTTTACACTTCCTATTCCTTTTGGAACAAAATTAATAAATCTCGCTTGAGAATCCATCAAACTAATGTGATGCTCATAACATTCCCTCCAATGCGTCATGTCGTAATCTACAACACTGACATCATTGAAAGAAACATTGATTCCTTGATTGATAAGAAGTGGTTTTAAAGAATTATATTTAAATCCACTCATTGGAACAGAGCCGGGGTCGTCGCAAATTACTAAACGCGTTCCTCCCAATCCATAATATATTGGAAGAAACGCAATAACATCTCCAATATGACCAGTATGCAGGAATGTTTTTGTTTTAATAAATGGACTATTCATAAAATGTCACTTTTGACGCATTAACCCCTGCATTTGCTCTGAACGCATCATTTTTGATGTATTATTGCAATGCTTAACCAATTTTGAAGACAAATCTTTATCTTTAGAATTAATCATACATTTTTCTGACAAATCAAAGATGTCTTGATTGACAAACTTCATAATTGCAGCAGAACACATATCGCGGGTTGTGTAAAACAAATATGTAGGTTCTCCGCACACATATATAGATTGCTTTTGTTCTATTTCATCTGCTTTATCTGGAGTAAAATCAATATTGGAAGCATCATAATCACTCATCCAGCCGCCTCCTGCTGCGTGTAGCGCACACCAACGGGTAAATCGAGCCATAAGCCAATCTAACTCGCTCCTGCGGTCTTCTGCGAGGCTGCTTGAGGCATTGAGCATCTTAGACGCAAGCTTATTGTAAAGATGTGATCCTTGAGCATGAGAACGATTAAGCATTACTGCGTTCCATCCAAGTTTTTCCCACGATGTTTTCCACCAGTTAGAGCAAGCAAACTCCTCATTTTGATTTGCAAGTTGAATGCTTGTATAAAATGCGTATATATTTTTCATAATTAATAGCAGCGATAGCCAACGTGGAATACAGGAAGCCCAAGATCAATGTGCGGCTGATGTCCGGCTTCTTTTGCTCGTTTGCAGAACGAAACATCTTCCCCAGTTGCAGAGTTAATTGGATGGAAGAAATCAAATTCGCCATTTGCGATTGGCGATTTTAGTTCTGGATACTTTTCTTCGATGTCTTGGAAGACTTTTCGATGAACAAGCATACATCCAGTAGCTACCCAATCAACAGTAGCAACCTCATCTTGATATGCGCGAGCTTTTGTCTCAAGTGACCTGTCAGAACACATAAGCGGAGCGCCTTCTTGCCGCCCAAAGTATGCTCCACCAATCAATGTTTTGTTTGCTCCAATCAATCGTTGCAATACATGACGCTGAAGTGGCGCATCTGGCAATGTTCTGGCACTAGAAACAGTTGAACGCATCCAATGCGGTCTACCAATGCAAGGAATAATGTCATCATCAATCATCAAAAGCCATTTTGCATCTGTCTCAAGGAACTTTTGTGCAATTTTGTTGCGAGAATGATATATCATGGCATCTCCAATTGACATATCAAACCGAATCTTGTCTTTTCCAAAGTCAAGTGCCATTGCAAGCAATGCAAATGCTGTAACTGGGTTTGTAGTCTTATAACATGGAAATCCAACAAAAATGTCCCTTCCTGCAAACTCGCAACGATACGATGGCATTCCATCATTATTGCGTGATTCAATAACTGGATTTTTGTATTCTTCTACTGATTCCAATGCTTGCTTTGGTTTTCGACCCGGTTTAAGAGGTTTTTTCTCTTCTTGAATATCAAATTTAGGCATATCTGGCTTTTTTTCTTGAGTTTGTTGATCGTAATGCGAAAAATCACGTTGAGGAGTTTTCGGAATATTTTGATTCAATGGTTGGCTTAATCTGCCTTGCCGTGCAAATGGATCAGCAGAATCAAGCGCATTCATTGTAATTTTCTCGTCTGGAGACACTTTTATTTGAGACATATTAATATATACTAAGTTTATACTGAATTATACTAACTTTGCTATATATCTATGTATATTACTGACCAAGAGCTTCATCCAATCCAAGATCAATAGCGTCAGCAGCATTCATCTTGATTCTATCATTCATACTCGATGGTTTATTCACCGACTGATTAGAAACCGATTGCTTGGGCATCTTGCTTGATGATTTCAAAGAATTATTCTCAGCAGTCAGTTTCTTTACTTGTTCAAGCAATGCGTTCTTTTGCGTTTGCTCAGTCCGTAGCTGCTCGGAAACCACATGACTGAATACTGCGGCGGCAGCAACATTCGTGCGTTCCTGTGCCGTTGTAGGCCACAATGCAGACTCAAATTTTGTCGCAAGATCAGCAACACGGGCATTGTGAGCTTGGACTTGCTGAATTTGTTCTGGAGTAGCATTAGCTGGAGCTTCCGTAAACCTTGCCCATGGTAGGTCTTTTGTAATCTCATCAAGACTATGGTCAATTTCTTGAATTGTTTTTTCATACCACTGACCCTTTTCTTGTTCCCGTTGCTCAAGAATTTGTTCAGCATTTTCAGCGGCGTATTGAATTTCTTGTTCTTGTTTATCACGAAGATCAGAAACATCAACAAGGTTACGCTTCAATTTTTCAGCATCAGTCAATGGCAGGTTCTGGAATGCAGGGTTGCGCCAGAACTCATCGTTAATCTTATCTGGGCCTCCCTCTTTCTCAATACTTGCAATAACTTCTTCAGCGGCTCCATGCTTGCGAAGAATGCCATAGATGTTGTTTTTTGCACTCTCAATTGGTTGAGCATATTTCGACTTAAACTCTGGATCGTTTTTGATGTCGAATGTTTGACGAAACTTTTTTAGCTCCTCGTAATCTTGCGGGAGTTGCGTTTGGCCTTGATCAAGCTCTTGGAGCTTTTGGCGCAGTTGCTCGGCTTCTTCAGCTTGCCTTTTATAGGTGCTTGCTGTTTCTTGGAGCTTGCGCCAGTTGCTTTGGTTTTTTTCCGAAAGGTTGCGTGGTTGCTCGATAGCGGCAATTTCTGGATCGATGTCGATTTGCGGTTGGGTTGGCTCGATTGGCTGAACATCAATCTGACTCTCGCCAGTTGTTTTTTCGCTCGGCGTTTCCGTAGATACAGATGAATCGTCCAGTAGATTTTCTGTATCTTCTCCAGTATCGATAGTATTAGGTTGTTCATTATTTTCTTCTTGTTGTCCGTTGATTGCTTCATCAAGCAGGTTATCTATTGCTGAATCGGTAGAATCATCAATTTTATCCGAGTCAAGTGATGGGTTCCCGAATCCAGTAACATCGGATTCGACAATGTTGTCTTCTGTATCTGCCATATTTATTTTTGGTTGGTTGGTTTTTTATTTAACTAAATTTATTTTTTCATGGATTTACTGCCTTTGCATTTCCATTTTTTGCGCGAAAGTCGATTGGGACTATTGGGATCACTTTTCCAATCACCTTTTATCTTAGCTGAACGAGCGCAATACGCATCACCTTTTGCCGTTCCGGGACGAATGCGATCCTTACCATCTTTTGCTTTTCCCGCTTGTCCGTATTTGACTGTGCGAGTCCTGCCAGTAGCTTTGTTGGTAACAATCTTAGTGAATCGTTTTTTGATTGCTGGCATATTATTTTTTCTTTGATGTTTTAGCAGACTGCTTAAATGCTTTTGCAGTTGGCGCACCTTTAGAACCGGGCTTCCGCATTTTCTCACCACTTCCAGCAGCAATTCGCTTTTGCTTTGCGTGAATATTAGCCCACAAACCTTGTTGTTTAGTTCTTGCCATAATTACATTGATGTGAAATTGCCATTAGAAGCATCGTCTTCGTTAAAATTGGAAGAAACAATACTATCTATTTCTTTCAAAACTTTCTCGAATCCTTCTTTATATTTAGCTTGCAATGCAACTTCTTCAATAGTTTTTCCATCGCAAGTTGGTATGATTGATTGAAGATATGATCTAAACTTAAATCCACTTTTCTGCAAGTAGTCTCTGAATTCAGCAGAGTCTTCGCTTGTCCAATTCATTATTTATTTTTTTATTTATTGTTTGTATCTGCTCTTTGCATTTTTTTTTGCTGGAAAAATTGTTCAATTTCTTCTTGAGTAGCAGGAGAAGATGATTGCCTATTTTGTTCTAAAAAAAATTGTTCAATTTTATTCATTTTTCCAATTTCTCCAGATAAATCTAAAGTTTTTTTATCTTGTGTGTCTTGAGTAGCAGGAGCAGAAACATCACGTCCAAACAAATTAGGACTAATCATTTTAGATGCTTGAGCGCGTAAGTCTCCGTAAATATCTTTTCCCATGGCAACGTAACTTGCAAGAGATTCATCTCCAGAACCGCTCATCCCTTGTTTATCAAGGCGAGAATATGTTTTTTCTGCTTTTGCAGGAACTGCTGGATTATATGAATCTTCTACTTGAGTAGGTTGTGGTGTTTGTGTGTTTGATCCGCCCATAATGTTTGTTTGTTGTTTTGGAAATTCGTTTTCTTGTGCAAAAAAAGGCAATCCTTTTTGTTCTCTTTCTTTTGCAAATCTAACTGCTTTTTGTTCAATTTTTTTACCTAATTCTGGATTACTTGTAAATATCTTATCTTCTGGAGTAGAAAGCAAGTATTTAATTTCATTGTTGTCAAGCGTTGGAACCATTGTTGGAATAAGTTTTTCTCCACTACCCCAATCAACTCCAATAGATATTTCGCTCGAAACCCCTTTAGGATCGTCAAATCTTTTCATCCCTCCAAGAAATCCACTTCCCTTCATAGTTCCATCTGGACGAAGAGAATTTTGATTGGGTTTCCATTCTTGAGATTGTGTATTTGCTCCTCCCATAGTTTTATCCTGCTGTTGGTGGTTTAGGTGGATTAGCCACATCATTGACCATTCCAAATTGCGTTGGCATTTCATCTGCTGCTTTTCCAACTTCGCGTGATTGACCAAGTGCAACACGCCCAGTTCTTGCTCCAGACATTGGCATTCCTGCTGCTACCGCTGGCATTAAACTTTCTGGAGGTGGAGTGCCATGGCCTGCCGTAAGATGAGCGAATGCTTGCTGTGCTGCTGACTTGAATTGCGAGATTTGTTTTGCATCCATTCCCTTTGCCTCTGCTTGCCCAATATGCCCCATGAAATGTTCCAATGCCTTGTTCAGCGGTTGAACCATCTCTGGAGGCAACCCTCCTGCTGGAGCGTTTTCTATAAGCGGCATTAGCTTTTGTGCCATTACATTCAAATGCACCATGTCATTATCCCTTGGGGATACTGGCACTTCTTGTCCTGCAATGATAGATTGAAGCTCAATAATCTGCTGACGAGTTGCCTCAATTGCAAGCGATTCAACTTGGTCTTTAGGAAGAATAACTGAATTAGCAATACTCTCACCAAGTTTGCGGCTCCAATCCAACTTGAGCAATTCGTCTTGATTCACATTAGGATTTCCAGTGTAACGCTGAATCATCATGTCAAGAATTTGCTCGTTTTGCGCTTGTGTATCTGGCAACAATTCTTCAGCAGGACTGTATGCCATAAGCAAAATATCAGAAGGAGGAAGATTGCGTTCCAGCATATTCAAGCAACAAGCAATAGCATCCTCATCCAAATGATCTGGAACTTGGAATGGAACCATAAACGATGGCAATTCCATAACACTACGATCAAACGCATCAACCACATCTGCCCTCGCCCAAACTGCATTAGGAACCATTTGACGAGCAATATCCAATTTAGTTTTTAATTCAGCAGCAGATTTAATATGTTCTGGATGGCAAATGCCTCGCTGCATACGTTCAACTGCCTTGCTGTATTGCTTAGTAAAACGCATCAAGATTCCTTCACGAATTTGATTCTCGATAGCAGCAACACGATTAATTTCAGATGCAGTTACTTTTTGATCACGCATCCCCAGTGCAGAACTTGGAAGGAATGTGCCAATTTGAATTTCAGCAAGACCGGAAACAAATCTGTCCAGCGTAATAAAGTCATTAACATTTGCTGGCATATTCTGCGGTATCACGTCATATCCTTCTGCGATATACGCAACAGGATGATGAACAGTAAGCGGCGTTGCGCCAGCTTTTGCATTTGGCCCTTTCTTTAGCAACAACATTCCGTTGAGATATGAGTTATCTACAACAAGGTTTCGAGCCTTCTCAACAGCAATGTGAGTATTGTAAAGATCACGTCCCACACCTCTGCTACTCATCAATGCACCGCTGCCAATCTCAACGCTGAATAAAGCAATGCACTCGCTCATTCTGTTGTAACGATCAAGCTGTGTGCAAATCTCATCTCCGCTTTTATCGTCAAACAAAAACCTGCTAATTTTCCCATGTGGTTCACGAATCAACAATTCTCCAAGCTCAACATACTTGGCATCGTTTTCGTAAGATGCACCATACGACCCTTCACGAATCCAATCTTCATAGCGTCGAGCGTCATCATCTGCATCAAGCGTTCTTCCGGCAGGAATAGCATTGTTGATTGATCTTACAAGATTTTTAATGTGCCACCCAGCCATTGCGGACATTTGCGGGTCTTCAAGAATTGGTAGCAATTCAGCAATTTGATACCTGCGTTTTCTTGCCCAAATTGGTGTAGCCTCAGTTTCCTGCGGTGTTTCAATTGAAAAAAACGTGTAATCTTGACGAAGGAATTCTGGTTTCCAATCACGCAAATCATCCCAAGCTAATGCACAAAATCCAAATGTAGTATTTTCGTGAACAACTTGCGCTACAATGTCATCGTGACCTCTCCATCCTCGGATACATTTAGTAATTTCTTCTCGAAAAACTTTGGTTTTATTTTCAGCGTCAACTCCCTCAACAGGAAACTTGGTATATGTTAGAGTTGGAGCTTGCTCAATAACTTGTTTAAATGGGGGCTGAATGCGACTAACCATTGTAGACAGAAATCCAGTAGGACGATTGCTCCTCCAATTCTGCCCCATGCTTTCCAATTTTTTTGCACTGTATGGAGGCTCGTTGTTGAGCTTTTTTTGGATTAGTTGGTTCTTGCGATTCCTCTCAACATTTTGTTGTTTCAACCGACGATAAGCAGAATGAGCTTGCGATGCGTCTTTGAACGTGCGCCTAACTTCTAGCGTTTTAGGATCAACAACATCTCCATTACTTGTAGAAGTTGGATCAACAATATTTAAATTTAACGCCCTTGGTTTACTTTGGTTGTCTGCAATGCGAGGAGCTTTGTTAGCGTAAGTATCGGTAACAAGTGCGGGAAGCGGTTTTAAAACATCTGCCATAATTATTTATTACTAAGCCAGCAAAAATCTGGCAAATCATTTGATACTGATAAATTGTCTTTGTCAAAGAAAATTGCAGTTCGATTGTCATGCCGAAGTGTCTTGCATCCACCTAAAACTGCTGAAGATTTTGTATCCCTTGCGTTCCGAATGCTTGCACAAATACGATCAGTTGATGCAATACATGAAGAACATCCACCTCGCCAATTAACATTGTTTTCACACTGCCTGCAAATTTTTGCTCGTTCTTCAGCTAATTCATCACTAACAAGGTTTGTGCGTTCAGTAGAATGAAGAATGTTTCTTGCCCAAGTAGAAATGTCATTCATCAAGTCAGTTGTATTTGTAGGGGTTGTTACACTTGTTACAACAACCATATCAACTCCATGACAAAAATGTGGCCAATTTCCACAAATATAATTAGTTACATCGCCTTCAACATCTCCAACTGAAATATTATTTTCCGCACGATAATTTGTTACATTGTCCAACAAGTTTTTATAACTGTTTCCTGTGATTTTAACATCACTTTCAATATAATGAAATCCATGCGGTGGGATTATTCCCTCAATTGGTTTAGGCATAATTATTCAGAAAAATCAATATATTCCATTTTTTCGATACCTTGCAAGGCTTTTGTTCGTTGCGGCAATTCTGCCTTTGCATCATTCATAGTTGCAATTGCGCCTCCCCGCTGACGGAGCAAAAACACTAATAATGATAGAGAATCCAATGCGTCTGGGGAATGTTGTCGTGTTCGTTTACAATAATCCCCCTTACTCTCAACACGAACCAAACCTTGACCTTTTTGCTTGTATCGTCTTCCAGTTGCTTGCCGAACTAATTCTTCACTGCGAAATCCCGGTGATATTTTTAAATATTCAAACTCCAAATATTTTGACAAACCAAAAAGCAACTCAGTAACAACACCAGAATAAAGTTCTGATGCTGGCAATGAATCGTCACCTAAAATGTGAGTGTCAGTAGCAGCAGTTGAGTAATTAACACCCAATACATTTCCCCATACAGTTTTTAACGAATCATGTATACCTGCGCCATTGCCTGTTCGGTCAACGCAAACCCAGTTTGGAGCTATACGCATTTGTTTGCAGAATCTGATAATATTTGTAGACTGCTCCAATGTTGCCGCTTTGGGGAATGGAATCTGTGAGTCAAGTTGCAAGACAACTTTGGGTTTTTTATAATCAACAAACTTCCCGCTCATTGGCGTATATCCGTCAGAAAGCCCAAATCTGCCGTAAGAACACATTACTTGGTCATTGCCCTCTAAAGCCAAATCAAACGCACACAGAGGCACTACAGGCCCAACAAAGCGGGTAATTCCAATAGCGTTGTCCATCATGCTTGGCGTAATAATTGCCATCGATACGCCTTCTTGCGGGAACCATCCCCTTGCCATCGTAAAATACTCCGCAGTTCTTCCCTTGGATTCGTATGCTTGATAACCTTCGTGCGTTTGCAATCCCGCAAACATTATTTTTTTCTGAGTTACATTTTCGCACCTTGCCGCATCCAATCGCAACACCTGCCATCCATCTCTACTTTTCCATTCAAAGTCATCTTCGCAGTCAACTGATCCCCACCCTGCTATTGGCTCACAACGCTTGCCAAACTCGCTTGTTCTGTCTTTAGGGTTACTTGCCGCAAATATCTTAATTCGCCCCCTTGCGCCCTCTGTGTCGGCAGCAGACAAGATGTTCTGTAACCCCTCCCAAACTCCAGCAGGAACTTCTTCTGCTTCGTCCAATACAACGTGAGTCCTGCTCATCCTTCCCCACTTGGAATGAGGTTTCCCAATTCTTGGACTTGGATGAAATCCACGAAGCGTTCCAGTTCCACTATCACCTTTAGGAACGGCTACAAGATGAATGCCGTTTTTAGAGTCATTATTTGCCTGTATGCTTTTTACAAGTGTTTCACTGCCTTCAAATTCTGGTCTTACCAATGCAGTTGTATAAAACTTTTTAATAGCAGCAAATACATTTCGTTGAGCGTGTTCAGCAGTAAGTGAAACAACTTTAATGCAAGTATAGTGAGGGTCACGCATCCAGTCCAGCAAGAACCACGCCGCTGCACCAAACGTCTTGCCCATAGCACCAGCACCTTGAATCAACAATTTATCGTGATCAAACAAACATTTCCATGTGCTTTGACTAGACATTGGTCGCCAATCATAAACTTGTTGCCCCCACAATATTGTAGCAGCAGCTTCAAACTGATCGGCATCCAATAAGCTTTGAACATAGTTTTTCACTATTTCTTTTGCTTTTGGTATATCTAATACAATCTTTCCACTTACAACTGACGCATTTAAAATAATATGCTTTGCAGCATATACAATTCCAACATCTTCGTCACGATCCGCTTCAGCACGAATTTCCTCTGCCAACTGAATTGTTTGATTTACAGATAAACTAATCACACTAGTTCTGGAAGATTCCGTTCTTGTTTTAACTGACGCAATACTTTCCACACTTGTTCCAGCGTGTCATCGCATCCACTTACCTTACGTGTTTTAACATCAATATCTTCGTCGTAATACTCTACATTGAACTCTTTAAATTCTCCAGCATCATATTTTAACTTACTGCGTATTTCATTTTCCAAGTCGTTAATGACAAGCAATGCGTCAAGCCCTGCCAAAGCATAGGCATGGTCGTCTTTGTCTTCGGGAAGCGAAAATTCTAAGAGAGCTTTCATTGTTTTAATACATTGTAATACGCAATACCATAACATCCAGATTCTGCAAGTCGAAGCGTATATCCCGCCTTGCCAATCCATTTATTTAAATTTTCCCGTGTTAATTCAACAGGATGCCCGTCATGTGCAGGAATGTCAATCCACTCAAA